CCGGCACAGGGGTCGGCGAGCCGCAGGGGCTGATCAACGCGCCCTGCGCTGTCGGCATCGACCGTGCGCAGGCGAGCCTGGTGGGCTTCCTCGACCTGGTCGCGATGGTCAAGGCCCTGCACCCGGCAGCCAAGCAGGCCGGCCTGACCTCGGGCATCACCAGCACGCGGTGGCTGCTGTCCAACTCGGCGTTCGACCAGCTCCTGGAGTTGTACTTCAACCCGACCGGCACCGAGGTCGTGCCGCCGTCCGGATGGCTGCAGCTAGGAGACGGGGACAAGATCGGGCCGTCCCTGCTCGGCCTGCCCGCCTCGGTCACCGACCACCAGCCCGCCCTCGGCACGACGGGCGACGTCGTCCTGGCGGACCTGTCGAACTACCTGATCGGCGACCGGATGGAGATGCACGTCGAGCGGTCCGCCGCCGGGCGCGGTTTCGGCACCGGCACCAGTGACTTCCGGCTCCGGTCACGGGTCGACGGCCGGTACTTCATCCAGTCGGCCACCACTACCTCGGCAGGGCAGTCGGTATCGCCCGTCGTCGTGCTGGACACCCACACCTGACGGGCGATGGCCATCCCGGCAGGAACGGCGGAGGAAAGGAGGAATGCGGAATGAGGGCACCAGCCCGTCACGGCACCCCGCCGAAGCATTCCTCCGCCAAGCACGCTGTCAGGCGCAGTGCCTCCGCCAAGCACGCCCCGGTGACGGCCGCGAAGGCCCCGGCCCCGGGCACGGGGAAGCCCCCGGTGCCGGGAAAGCCCGCCAGGGCGCGCAGGCTCACCCCGGACGAGGGCGTGGCCCTGTGCTCGGCGCGGGCTGTCGCCGAGTCGCTGCGGCTGGCCCTGGGGATCCGCGCTTCCGATGACGACGTGCTGGACCTGTACTTCCGGACGGCTGATGACCCTGATGAAGGCGCGAGCATCCTGGCGACCCTGCACGCCGCCGCGACGTTCGGGCTGGCCGGCGCGGTGCCCGAGTACCGGCGAGGGAGCCGTCCGGCCGGATCGGCTCCCCCTGGCACCAGTGTTGCCCTGATTCTAGGCCTTGAACTGCCCGAAGGGCCGCATGCCGTCCTCGCCACCGAGGACGGCTGGTGGTCCTGGGGCGAGCTTCACGACCCGGGCGCCTTCCCCGGCGCTGTGGTCGAAGAGGCGTGGCCGGTCAGGTGGGCGGCATGATAAGGCCAACCCCCGGCCTGATCCTCGAAGCCCTCCGGGATGCCGTCACCATCATCGAGCCCGGCGAGATCCTGGCCGTCCGCGTGGACCCGCGCACCACGGATGCCGAGCTCGGGGAGATGCGCCAGCGCGCCGGGCAGGTCGCGGCCGAGCACGGCGTGACCGTGCTCCTGCTGGCTGGCGAGGAGTTCGCCCGGCTGAAGCGCGGTGACCCGGCATGACCGTGAACACCCCGGCTTACTGCTCCCGCGAGGACGCCCAGCAGTCCGCCGACTTCGCCGACGGCATCACCACGGCCATCCAGGTCAAGACCGACCGGGCCATCCAGGACGCGTCCCGGAACATCGAGGGCGAGCTGCACCGCCTGTTCTACCCGCAGGACGCGGTCAAGTTCTTCGACTGGCCGAACTACCAGCGGGCGAGCCCGTGGAGGCTGTGGCTCAACAACCACGACCTGCTGTGCCTGACCGCGTTCTCCTCGGGCGGCGTCAGCATCCCGCTGAACGCGTGCTTCCTGCGCCCGGCGAACCCGAGGCCCGGCTACCCGTACACCTCGATCGAGCTTGACCGGTCCTCCGGGTCGACATTCGGCGGCAACTCGGCCACGCCGCAGAACGCCATCTCGGGCACCGGGACGTGGGGGTTCACCGCCGACGCGGACCCCGCCGGGACGCTGGGCGCTGCGGTCACGTCAGCGAGCCAGACGACAATCACGGTCAGCGACGCGTCCCAGACGGGAGTCGGCGACCTGCTGGTCATCGGCTACGGGCGCGGAACCCCCGCGTTCCCCTCGGACACGCTCGGCCACGCCGGGGCGATCGCGCCGTTCACCGGGGAGCGGGTGCTGGTCAGCGACCGGTCCGCTTCCGACCTGAGCCTCGCCCAGTCCGGGTCCGGCTGCTCGACGGCACTCGACAACGACAACGTGCTCGCCTGGACCGGCTCCGGGTCCGCGCCGCCGAAGCAGGGCGAGGTGCTGCTGCTCGGCCAGGAGCAGATGCTCGTCCTCTCGGTCCTGGGCAGCACGGCGGTCGTCAAGCGGTCGTTCAACGGCACCCAGCTCCAGGTTCACTCCGGCGACGAGATCTTCGCCTACCGGAACCTGACCGTGCTCAGGGGCTTCCTCGGCACGACGGCGACGACGTGGACGAACGGCACGGCGGTCTGGAAGCACCGCTACCCGTCGCTCATCCGGGACCTGGCCATCGCCGAGTCAGCGAACCGGCTGCTGCAGGAGACCAGCGGCTACGCGCGGATCGTCGGCGCCGCCGACATGGCCGTCCCCGCGCCCGGGGCCGCCCTGGCGGACCTGTGGGACGAGGCCCGCACCGCGTACGGCCGGATCGCAAGGATCCGGGTGATCTAGATGGCGATCACCGCAGCGGCCATGAGGGGCCTGTTCGCCGAGGTGCGCAGCCGCGCCGAGGCCCTCTCCGTCTTCTCCTCGGTGAACGGCCACGAGCCGAGGAACGCCCCCGGGAGCGCCCTGACGTTCGCGTTCTGGGGCGAGGAGATCAAGGCGGTCACCTCATCCGGGCTGGCATCCACGACGTGCGTGATCATGCTCGGCGGCCGGATCTACCACTCCGCGCTCGGCAAGCCCGAGGAGGACACCGACCCGGCGGTGATGTCGGCGGCGTGCTCGGTGATGGCCGCCTGCTCCGCCGGGTTCACCCTGGACGGCGAGGTCCGCGACGTCGACCTGCTCGGCCAGTTCGGCACGCCGCTCTCGGCGCACCTCGCGTGGCTGACCCAGGAGGGCAAGCAGTTCCGCACGGCGGAAATGTCCATCCCCCTCGTCGTCGACGACATGTTCCCCCAGGCGGCCTAGATGACCACGTACCGCATCCTCATCCCCGACCCGGTGATCGGCGCGGGCCTGGATTGGCCGCCCGGCGTCCGGCTGGCCGCGCAACTGGAGCCGGGCACCGCGGGAACGCACTGGTACCTCCTCGACGACCCGGAGGCCCCGGAGGAACTGGAGGGCCGCGAGGTCTCGCTCGCGATGTCGCGCGGCGAGGACGGCGAGCCCGTCATCACCGCGCGCCGGCTCATCGCCGTCCACCTGGCCGGCGAGGACGGCGATCTGCTCTGCTGCGCCCTGGAGCCATGGGACGTGCCCCCGGCCGACCGGGTGACCCGAGACCCGCAGGCCGCGACCTGCGCCGGGGACCGCGCCGCCGCGCTGGCGGGAGGGGGTGCCTGATGGCCGGCGTCCTCGATGTCACCGCCACGGTCGACGTGTCCGGGCCGCTGTCCGACGGGACCGCCGTCGCGGATCTCGGCGCGCTCATGGACAGCATCGCGAAGGCCATCGCCGACAGCGCCGAGGAGTCGCTGAAGTCCGTCGTCATGAACAAGACCGGGCGGTCACGGGGCCGTTTCCGGGCGAACCTGCACCAGGTGGACCGGGGACCCGCGACCATCGCCATCCCCGGCCCGATGATCACCGGGGTCACCTGGGCGCCGTGGCTGGAAGGGGTCAGCAGGCGCAACGCCTCGACGAAGTTCAAGGGCTACCACCTGTTCCGGAACACGGCGCGGGAACTGAACGACGGCAAGGCGCAGGCCATCGCCGAGGCGAAGGTCGCTGAGTACGCAGCCCTGATCGGGGGCGCGTGATGGGGAAGCAGTCCGGCCTCGGCGCGGCGTTCTGGTTCGGCGGCTCCGACCTGTCCGGCGACACGAACTCGCTCGGCAAGATCTCCGGCACCCTGGGCCAGCTTGACGTGACCGACATCACCGAGTCGGCGCACGAGCGGATCTTCGGGCTCAAGGACGGCGCGATCGACTTCACCTCGTACTGGAATCCCGCCAGGGCCCACCCGGTGCTGTCGGCGCTGCCGACGACCGATGTCGTCGCGACGTTCGCGTCCCCGCCGCTGGCGATCGGGTCCGCTGCGGCCTGCATGACCGCCAAGCAGGTGAACTACGACGGCACCAGGGCCGCGGACGGCATGTACACCTTCGCCGTCTCGGCCATCGCGAACGCCTTCGGCCTGGAGTGGGGGGTCCTGCTCACCGCCGGGCTGCGCACCGACTCGGCGGCCACGAACGGGACCGCGCTGGACTCCGGGGCCGGGTTCAGCACGCCGTCGGTGCCCGCGTCGGGCACGCCCGTGACGAACACGTCGCCGCTGCCCGCGTCCGTGGTCGTCTCCGGCGGCACCGGCACGAACGTCGCGATCAACGGGGTCGCCCAGGGCACGTTCGACGGCACCTACACGGTGCCCGCCGGCGGGACGATCAGCCTGACCTACACGGTGGCGCCGACGTGGACGTGGACGCTCCAGGCCGCGTTCGGCGCCCAGGCCTACCTGCAAGTGCCTGCGTTCACCGGAACCGACGTGACGGTCACGATCCAGGACTCGGCCGACAACTCGAGCTTCAGCAACGTGTCCGGCCTGTCGTTTACCCAGATCACCGGCAGCACTCCGCTGGCGCAGCGGGTCGCGACCGGCAACACGGCCACGATCCGCCGCTACCTCCGGGCGGTCACCACCACGTCAGGCGGCTTCAGCTCGCTTCAGTTCGGCGTGATCGTGAACAGGAACCCGGTCGCGGGGGTGACTTTCTGAATGAGCCTGCAGCCCTTCCGCATCGAGCCCGCGCTCCCGCCGGGCGCCTACATGACCTACCAGGTCCTCGCGCCGCTCTCCACCCACTTCGCCCCGGCGTCCTGCCTGGAAGTGCAGTGCGCGGACTACCTGCAGGGCTGGCGCGTCCACGCCGAGTCGCTGCCTCCCGAGCTGCTGCACGCCGCCCGCACCTCCGGCCGGAACTACCGGGAGGTCAGCTACGGCGAGGGCCAGACGTGGCTGCTGTTCGATGCCGGCCAGCCGTGCTTCCGCGCGACTGAGCACAGGCGGCGCCTGGACCGGGAGGAGCGCTTCGTCATCCGGGGCGGCGACTACCGGGCCAACCCGTCCGGGATGCGGACGGAAGTGCCGCTATCGAGCTGGGTTGACGACTTCGGCGAGCACCAGGCCAAACTAGCCGAACGACTTGAAAGGGGATAAATCGTGGCAAAATCCTCGGGACTGGGCTGGACCACGCTATCGGTGGACGACGCGTCGAACACCCAGCAGGCGATCAAGAACGACTTCACGAACCTGCAGTTCGCCACCCCGCGATCGGTGCAGGACATCACCGGCATCGACAAGAGCGCGAAGGAGACGCTCCTGCTGCTGGCCGATGTCACCTTCACCGGCAACGGCGTCTTCAACCCGTCGGCGAACATGTCCCACGACGTGTTCAAGACCGTCCCCTCAACGAGCGTCGCGCGCCTGGTCACGATGGTCGCCAACGGCAAGACCCTCGCCCCGACCCTCAACTGCACCGACTACTCGCTCACCCGGGCGGCTGGCGGCGAATACACGTGGTCGGTGCCCGGAGTCCTCGCTAACGGGGTAGTTCCGACATGGAGCTAGATATCCGGCTCCGCACTGAGGCGGCGGCGCGTGGCTAAGGCGGCAGGCAAGCGCTACCGGCCGAAGCCGTACAGGATCACCTTCGCCGAGGGCCACGAGCTGGAGGACCTCGAAGTCCAGGCCCGGCGGCTGTCAGTCGGCGAGCTGCTGGAGCTGATGTCGACCGCGGAGATGGCCCAGGACCTCGCCGACGGCACCGTCACGGCGCCCACGGACGAGCACAAGAAGGCCATGGACCAGATGATCACCGACCTGGCCGGGGTCATCACCTGGTGGAACGTCGACAAGCCGCCGGGCGAGGACGAGATCCGCGCCGCCCGCGCCGAAGCCGAGGCGGCCGGGGACCAGGACCGGGCCGCGATCTGCGACCGCGCCCTGGCCGGCGACGCGGACGCCATCGCCGAATTCGACGGCATCCCGGTGGCACCCGACGAGGCCGGCCTGCGCGCCCAGGACTTCGTCATGGTCATGGCGATCTACACCGCCTACGTCGAGCGCGTCATGTCGGTGATGCCCCCTTTGCCCTCCGGCTCGAACGATGGGCCGAGTCCGGCGGAACTGGCGAGCATCCCGACGGAAACCCAGCCCCCAAGCCCAGGGAGCTGACCGAAGCGGAAGTGCTGATCGCGCTGATGGAGCGGTTCTCGTACCCGTCGCTCGCGGCGGCACGGGAGGAGTCGGCGGAAATCCTCGAGCTGATGGCGATCGTCAGCCTCGGGACGCCAGCGAAGGGAGGTGAGCAGTGATGACGGCGGAGATGCTGCCGATCGACGAGTTCGGCGTGCAGGTCTGCAAGCGCTGCGAGCGCAAGCTCCCGCTGAGCCAGTTCAGCCCGAACAAGGACATGCGCCTTGGCGTGCTCAAGACGTACAAGCGGTGCAATTCCGAGAAGGCGATGGAGTGGGCGGACCGGAATTACGACCGCGTATTCGAGGCTCACCTCCGGCGCCAGTTCGGTATCACGACGGAGCAGTACGAGGAAATGGTCGCGGCCCAGGGTGGCGTGTGCGCGATCTGCGGAACCCCTCCGGTCCTTCATCGCGCCCGCAAGGGAGGAAGGCGCCAGGGGCGTCAGGTGAGCCCCCGGCTGGTCGTTGACCATGACCATTGCACGGGCACGGTGCGGGGCCTCCTTTGCGTCAGGTGCAATCGCGGAATTGGTTTCCTGAAAGACAATCCGGCCATTCTTAGATCCGCTCTTGAATACCTGGAGCGGTAATGCCAAGCAATTACGTAGAAATACTCGTGAAGGCCCGGGACGAGGCCAAGCCTGACCTCGCCGACCTCCAGGCGCGGCTGGACGCGCTGAAGGCGACCGTCGCGGAGGCGCGGGCGACCGCGGACACCGCCGACGCTGCGGCGAAGCTGGACGCGCTTGAGGCGCGGCTGCTGCGGGTGGACAGGATCATCGCGAACCCGAAGATCACCGTGGAGGGGGCGGTCCGGGCCGAGGCTCAGATCCACGCCGTCGAGGCGGCGCTGGACAGGCTCAACGCCACGGGCGGGACGGCCGCCGCAACCGCCGCGGCCGGGGCGAGGGGGTTCGGCCTGTGGGGTGCCGCCGCCGCGATCGCCGCGACCCGCGTCACCTTGTTCCAGGGCGCCCTCAACGGCTTCCTGCCCGCGTGGCTGACGACCGTCGGCGGCTTTCACCTGGCGGCAGACGCGGTAGGCGAGTTCCTCGCCGTCGTCGGCCCCGCGGTCATCGGCCTCGCCGCCTTCGGTGCCGCAGCGGCGCCGACCGTGCAGGACATCGTCGCGCACATGAAGGACATCGCCACGGTCAGCCAGGCGACCGGGGCGAACATCTACCCGCTGACCGGGGCGTTCAGCAAGCTCGCCGCTGCGGTGAAGCCGCAGGTCTACCAGCTCTTCGGCGACGCCCTCAGCATCCTTGGCCAGAAGACAGGCGGCCTGAAGACTGACATCACCGGCATCGGCCAGGCGCTGGACCAGCTCGGCGCCCGGTTCGCCCTGGCGATCACCAGCGGGAGCGGGTTCAGCGGGTTCCTGTCCAAGGCGGCGGCCGACGTGGCCGGGCTCGGCGACATCGCCGGGAACCTCGGGGGGGCGCTCGGCAACGTGCTGAAGGTGGTGCCGGGGTACGCGCAGGTGCTGCTCAACTTCGCCGACGCCGGCAGCAAGGTCATCGAGTGGGCGACCAGCGTCGGGCAGCCGGTCATCAAGGCGGGGCTGGCGTTCCACGGGGCGTTCCTGTACGTCGGCCTCGGGGCCACCCTGCTCAGCAACGCGGTCCGCGGCGGCATCACCGCCGTCGGGAACTGGGCGGAGAAGGCGGGAACGGCGCTCCTGGCCACGGACCGGTTCGGCGCGGCCGGGGCCAGGGCCGGCTCGGCGCTGCTCGGCTTCTCCGCCGACGCCGCCTCGGCCGCCGCGCTGCCGTGGGGCTGGATCGCGATCGCGGCGGCCGGGATCGGGTTCCTGGCCTACAAGCTGATCACCGCGAAGGACGCCACCCAGCAGTGGCTGTCCGGGCTGCAGGCGCTCATCGGCGGCCAGTCCGCCGCGACCGGGCTCACGTCGATCATGGGCGCCCAGGTCCAGGTCGCCGACCGGCTCGCCGCCGCGCAGCGGAACCTGGCGTCCGCCCAGCGGACGGCGAACGAGGCGGACATGGCGGCAGCGGGCACCTTCAACGGCCTGGGCGGCTACAGCAAGCGAGCCGCCGACCACGCGGCGCTGGCGCAGGCCCAGGGGCAGGTCGCCGACCTGACCTCCGGGCAGCGGCAGCTCAACGACGAGACGACCCTGTACCTGGACCGGCTCGGCAAGCTCGGCGCGGCGTTCGGCAGCGTCACCGCCGCGCAGGGGCTGCTCACCGCCGCCGGGATCAAGATGTCGGAGATGCTGGACAAGTCCAAGTGGGCGCAGATCCTCCAGCAGGTCACCGCCGTGTCCCTGGCCTACCAGGCCATGGGGCAGCGGTCCGGCGTGCTCGGGGCGGACCTGAACGCGCTGACCATAGCCGGCTCCGGCAACGTCACCGCGATGAGCAGGCTCAACCAGGCGTGGACCAGCGTCATCGGGATCGTCGCCGGCGGCCAGTCCGCGTTCATCACCTTCGAGCAGTCGCTCCAGTCCGCCGCCACGGCCGGGAAGGCGGCCGGCGCTTCCATGGACGGGCTGAGCGCGCCCTCGCTGGCGCTGCGGGCCGCGTGGCAGCAGGCCTACGCGAACGGGTCGAACCTGATCAACGCGCTGCGGATGATGTCGTCGGCGTCGCCGGGCGGCTTCCTGCCGGTGAAGAACGCGGTGAAGGACATCGTCTCCCAGCTCATCCCGCTCGGCCGGCAGAGCTCGGCCACCCGCGCCGAGCTGGTCTCCCTGGCCCAGGAAGTCGACCCTACGATCACCCGGTTCAGTCAGCTCGCCTCCCGGTTCGGGGGTGCCCGCAACGCCGGGGCCGACCTGAATAAGATCCTCGCCGCCGACGGGCTCAACCTGCAGAACCTGGCCAAGGACGCCGCCAGCCTCGCGGGCGCCGTCCAGAACTCGGTCACCGCGAAGTTCGACGCGGCGAAGATGGCCGCCAACGGGACCAACAACGCCATCACTGCACTGGCGAACGCGATCGGCAAGGGCGGCGCGACCGCCTCCCAGGTCCACGGCGACATGGTGACCCTGTACAACGACCTGCTGAAGGACGGCCTCGGGGCGCAGGCCGCAGCGGCGCTGGTGTCCACCTTGTCGGGCCAGCTCTTCAAGGTGCCCAAGTCGACGCACACCCAGGTCCAGGTCGCGGGCATCCCGTCGGCCATGGCGCAGGTGCAGGCGTTCCTGGCGCTGCTCAACCAGATCACCAACCGGACCTCCTACGTCCAGGTCATCCCCGTGGGCGGCGGGAAGTACCTGAACGGGGGACCGCAGGGGGCCGTGCCCCCGGCCTCCCCGCACGGCCCCCAGCAGGGTCCCCAGCAGATGTCGGTCACCCTGCATCATGACGGCTCCGGCGGGGAGCTGATGACGGCGTTCATGAAGGGCCTGCGGGCGCAGATCCGGGTCATCGGCGGCGGCGGCCCTGACTCGGTGCAGCGGGCGCTCGGGAGGGCCGCGTGAGCCGGCAGTTCACCCTGCCCCCGGACACGCGGGCCATCGGCACCGGCAACCCCCCCCAGGACGTGAACTCGCTCGTCGACACGGTCACCGCGATGGGCGCGGGCGTCAACGTGCTCAGCACCGCGTTCGCCGGAGGGGCCGACCCGACCGGGGGAGCGGATTCCACGGCCGCGTTCCAGGCCGCGCTGAACGCCGCCGCCGAGGGCCAGTCGGTCTACGCTCCCGCCGGCAACTACCTGATCTCCTCGCCCCTGACGATCCCGCCGTTCGTCGGCCTGCGCGGCGACCCGGCGTCCACCTCCATCGCCGGGGCGGCCGCCATCGCGCAGGGCGGCGGCGGGACCGTCCTCATCGCCACGGCGTCGTTCACCGCCGGGACCTGGCCGAACGCGGCCGTCATCCTCGTGGTCGACCAGACCACCGGGAGCTACGCGAACAAGAGCCAGGAGCAGCACGTCCGCGACCTGATGATCTCCGGCGCCAGCCTGCCGGGCACCTCGGCCGTGGACGGCATCCAGCTCTACTCCGGGGCCTCCTCGATCGGCCAGACCTCATGGGAGAACATCCTCGTCTACAAGATGACCGGCTGGGGCATGAGCATGCCCAACGGGTCCGGGCAGATCCGGGCCAGGAACGTCGTCACCGTCAACTGCGGGACCAACAACGCCCTGAACGCGGGCGGCTTCCAGGTCCAGGCCTCCGACTCCAACTGGCTGTTCTGCGAGTCCAACTCCCACTACGGGGACGCGTGGTTCATCCAGGACGGCTGGGACACGACGTACAACCACTGCCACGGGGAGCACAGCGGCGCCGGGTACGGGTTCCACTTCAAGGCCACCGCCACCAACAGCACGCCCGACATCGGCGCCGTCAACTTCCTCGCCTGCACAGTGGACGCCGGGGAGCTGCAGGGCTGGTTCATCGAGGGCACCGGCACGAACATGCCGCCGGTCACCATCACCGGGGGGTTCGTGCGCCGCTGCGGGACCTCGGGCACCTACGCCGGGGTGATCGTCAGCAACTACCAGGGCCCGGTGTGCATCTCCAACATGCACGTCGAGCCCGGCCAGCCCGACGGCGGCGGCTCCAATACCCCCGCCTACGCGCTCAGCCTGCAGGGCAACGGGGCGAACACCAACGTCTCCATCAGCGGCGGGGTGTGGGTCGGGACCACGGCGTTCCTGAACTGCGACGGCTCCCAGGGCTGCCTCACGGTCTCCGCTGACACGATCTTCGGGAACGGGGTCGCCTCCAGCCAGGTCACCTACGCGCCCGGGGTGGCGCTGCAGGCCTGCGGCGCGTCGGAGCTGCTGCCCGTGGACCGGGTGCTGCTGACCCAGCCGCTGGACACCGTGGCGACCACGCTGGACCGCTCGGACGTGTCCGGGTCGCTCACCCTGTCCTCCGGCATCCCGGTGTGGCACCTGGTCACCCTGATCG